GGATTAGGTGCAACTGGAGTTTTAATCATATAAGGATTTAGTTCATCACTTGTTCTTGATTGACTGCTTCCTCCTACTTGATATTTTTTCATATTAGTTATTTTTTAGTTAATATATTTCAATTTTTAATGTAGCATTATTAAAACAATCATTTTCACTTACACCTGTATTTGATACCCAACTATTAACTAATAATAATGTATCAGTTTGTCTTTCAATAGCTGCACAATAAGATTTTGCTACATTTACATCAGGTGTAATATAAAATGCTGTTTTAGTAGCAAAAAATATAGGTTGATCTGCTTGCAATGTATATAAACCTGGACTAACATAACTCCATGTAAATGTTATAGCACCAGCTGAAAAATCAGATACTATAGTCATAGTCGGTACTATTGCAATTCCTGATTGACTAATTAATGCTACAAATACTTTAGGTGCCACAGACATAAAAGTTTCAATTACATCTCCTGTTGAAGTTACACTTAAATTATATACTGGTGTACCTCCGTGAATACCCGCGCCATATTCATTTAATTTTAATTGTCCTGAACCAGCTACTTCAAGTTTAATTGAGTCAGTACCTTGATTTACAGTTTCTACAGTAAATCTTGAAGTATTACCTAAAGTAAATGAAGTCCAATCAAAAGCTATATGACCAGCGTAAGATGGTGCAGATAAATCATCTTCTATATTAAAATTTATAGAAGCTCCTAAACCAACAACAGCTGGTCCTGCATTACATGTATTATATAAATCTAATATAGTACCAATACCTGTATTATTAATTCCTGAACGTGTGAATTTTGCAACAGAATAACCATTGCTTTGTAGAAATGTTACAGCTGGTGTAGTTCCATTATTACTTGCAAATAAAGCTCCATCACCAATATTTGTTGTAAAATATCCAGCAAAAGCATTAGCACTAGAAACAGAAAGACCGTGCCCACCTGAATTTGTACTAAGTGAATTAATTGTAAGTGTAGGAATTGTTGCTCCAGCAAGATTATTTATTGTAAAGTTATTACCTGCAGTTGCAATAGTAGTAGTTTGTATTAAAGTACCACCTAATTGAACATTAGTTGCAGTACTCATTGTAAGACCATTATCAGCAGTTATTGTAGGATTTGTTCCTGATACTATTGATATTACATGACCTTGAGCATTTGTTGTAATTGAAGAAGGATAAGCATAAACACCTGCAGTTCCATAATCTAAATGATTAATTGTAACAGTATCTACTGAAGATGTTACTGTAGTTAAAGCAGTTCCGCCTAAAATAGATAATGTATTTGCTTGAGTTATATCAAATGGCGTTCCTGTATTACCAGCAACAGCAAAAGATATTATCCATGGTGGTGAAGTCCAAAGAGCTGATCCGCCTGTTTGAGCAATTAATACTTGATTTGCTAATGCTGTACTACCATTATTATCTAATAATATTCCAAATAATCTAATATTATCTCCAAGCGCATCACCTAAATTTACATCTCCATTTAAGTTAGAAGTTCCTGTTACTGTTAAATTACCACAAACATTTAAATTTTTAGCAATTCCAACACCTCCACTTACTACAAATGCACCATTTGTACATGTGGTACTTTCCTGTGTGCCGACTATTGTTACATCACTTGTAGCATTTAGACCGCCAATAAGTATATTTTGAGAAGCATTACCAAAATTAATATTTGTAACTGAATTTAAAAGATTGAATGTAGTAACAGTTGAAGTTAAATCACCACCATTAATTGCAGCATCTCCTGCAATATTAGCATCACCACATACAAAAAGATCTTTTGCTATACCAACACCACCTTTAACAACTAAAGCTCCTGTTGTACAACTTGTACTTTGAGCAGTTCCATTAACATTAACAATACCTCCAGCATTGCTCATTTCTATAAGAGAAGATGAACCACCAAAATTAATAAATGATACTGGACCAGTATTTAAAAGGTTAAATGTGGTACAAGTAGATGTTAAATCACAACCATTTATTGCTACATCACCCGTTACTACTAAATTACCTCCAATAGTAATAATAGTATTAAGGGCATTCTGTGTAATAATGGAATCTTTTAAAGTATCCCAATTACAATATCCTGATGGATCAGTGTATACAGGAACAAAACCAAGATTACCTTGCCCAGGCAAAGTTCTTGTTAAGTCTTCTGTAGCTTGACAAACTAAATCACCCCATTTAATTACAAATGGATCCATTTTAGGGTTGTATGAAGCTCCGGTATTTAATATACTAGTTTGATAAAGTTTACCAAATTCAAACCAATCTCTAGATTTATCTAAAGTAATTTTCTTTTGATTTCTTTTCAGTAATCCCAGTACTTCTTGTATAAAAATGCTCATAATTATTTATTTTTTACATCCACAATTACCACTCTTAAAAGCAGCTGATTGAACAGGTTCTTTTGCTCTTGTACTTGATCTAGGAATATTAATTCCATCTTTTGCTTTTTTAATACTTCTTAATACTTTAGCTTGATTCTTTTTTTGTTGAATAGCTGCAGGAATAGAAGTTGGATCATAATATCCATTTGTTGTTTCTCTTTGGTATACTAATCCTTGAGCCGGAAAAGAAATGCCTTGTTTAGGAGTTCCCATTTTATCTTATTTTTTTTTAGTTATTACTTTTTTAATAGGTGCTTTTCTTGCACTTGACATAACACCTCCACCATTAGCTAATGTTTGTAATCTTTTAGCTTCCATGCCGGCAGCTCTTTTAACATCTCTCATTAAAGATGTATCATTTTTAATTTCTTCAGCTCTTTGTAGAGTACTTAATGCAGATTGAATTTGCCATTTGCGTTCTTCTGCTTTACCTTCTTTACTAATCATGACTTTCATATTTATTGGTTATTGTTTTAATTTTCTGAACTTTTTTTACCCCAAATCTTATCTACAGACGCTAACCCTAAACATCCAAATGCTAACATTGCAACTGCATTAACTAATACAGGGGATGGATCAGTTAATTTTGGAGTAAATTGATTTACAATAAGAGTGAAAGATAAAACAAGACCTGCTATAATGCCAACAAATCTTTTTGATGATGGAACACCTCTTTCATCTTGCAGTAAACCTTTAATCCAACTTGTCTTTTTTATATTTTCCATTTTATCCTACTAATACAGTTTGAAGAACACCACTATTACTTATAGTAACTTCCCATAAACCACCATCAGGTGCAGTTAATACAAGTTTTGTTGCATGATTTAAAGTTACTTCAGTTGCTGATTGACTTATTGATACTCCCGTGCCCTTTAATGATTTAAAATTAAGTGTCTCACCTACTTTACTAGCATATAAACCAGCACCTGTACCTAAATTAGCTGCTAAATTAGGTTCACCTGTACTTGTTAACTCAATATAATTATCATCAATTGATTCATTAATAGTTAAGTTAGTACTTAATGACTTTAAAGATCTAAAATAATTTGTACAAACATTAGTAATAGGATCAATTATTTGTTTTTGAAATACTTGACCTGTTCCAGAAGCTGGAGTAGTTGGAGTATTTTCATTATCACAAAATGCCGGAGCAATCTTAAGATCTTTAACTTTAATAAGCTTAACAGACTTATACGGTATTGGTGAAGCAACACCAGTCATATCTGGTTGCTCATTTACACCAAGTAAGATAACATCTTCAGGAGATGCATTTTTAACAAATACACCTCTTCTTATTAAACTTAATACGTCAGTTAAAATATTCATAGTTATTATTTTTTAGATGGACCTGAGTATATAAATGATGTAGGTACTCCACCCCCTTTAAAATTTTTTTTATTTGAGCCTCCATATTCATCAACCCAGCCTCCCATTTTATATGCTTGCTTTTTTGTTGAACCATCAGCACTTTTTGCATACCTCATAGCATCACCACCTTTTCTCATTTTTTCAACCATAGAAGCTAACATAGCTTCATCTAATTCTCCTCCTTCTCTACACAAAAGTTTTACTTTTTGTTTTGATATTTTACCTTGTTGTAAACCTTGAGCTTTCATAATTTTTAATTTTTTAATAATCTAATGTAAATGTAATAAAAAACAAATATAACCTAATAGTACTATAGTTATAAGTCCTATCTGGCGCAATATAATCCCAACCTAATGCAAATCTATCATGCGGCCAATGTAATTCTATTGATAATTCCCAGTCTTCCATATTATTTACCTTGTCCTTTATATTTTTTCTTATACAATTTTGATGTTTTAATCTTAGACGTTTTAGTCTTTGCATGTACACCGGGTCTACTTACTTTTACAGTAGGTTTGAATGTTGTTGTTTGTGTTTTTGCTGCCATTGATTTAAAATAATTTATATTCTACAAGTAATCCATATTGATTGCTAATTGTTGGTATACCTATATATTGAATACCAAAATTTATTTTTTTACATTCTAAAAGTACTCTTCCAGAAAGCAATGGTATATTAAATGTAAATCCTGAACTTTGCACTCCTGTATAAACATGAAATTGTGGTTTAGGTTTTATTTTTAAAATTGTATTCTGTGCGTCAATATAATCTTTTTGATAAAATATAATACTATCCTTTATGCTTATTGTATTCTCTAACTTTACAATTACTTTTTGAAAATTAGATATTCTTTTTTCTTGTTCTCTTGCAACATTTTTTAAAAAATCATACCTCACTAAATCAGTGGCAACTGCTCTAGCTTGTTTTTCAGAAAGAACAACAACAGAATCTTTACTTTGGGTAACGTTCTGTGAAATAGCTTTGAAGCCCACTAATAGGAAGGGAATCAATAATGCGTATTTTTTCATATTCCTTTTGTTTGATTATTTTAATTCTAGTTACAATAATTGTGTCAATAGTTTTTAAACTATCTATATCTTTTAATTCAATCTTTGCTTTACTCTCTAATTCTTTAATCCTAGTTTCTAGAAGATATGCTTTATTAAGAAGCTCATTTTTTTTATCTTGGTATATGAATACAGAAATAAGCCAGACTATAATCAATATACTACCCAGCCATTGTTCTTTAAAAAATTTATATACACTATATAAATCAACCATGATTATTTTTTTAAATCTGCTTTAGGCTTTGGTTTGTAATATTTCTTTTTAGGTTTTGTTGGCAAACCTTTAGCTGCATTTACAACATCTTTAAATTCTTTTTTAACGTTTGCACTTCTTACTTCTATTTCATCAATTACTTCAATAGCTTTTTCATCAAGTGTTGTTTTAGATAAAATCCAGTTATAACCTTTCTCTAATGAAAAAGTCCATACTGCTAATAATACTTTTTTAAACATATTTTTTAATTTTAGTTAATGTTACTTATATATAATATACAAATTCTAATGTATAAAACCAAATATATAATTTGACTAGATATTTTTAAGTCTCTGATTTTCTTTTTCTAAATACTCAACTTTAACGTGTAGCGTACTTACTTCTTTAGTAAGTGAAAGTATCTGATCCCTCATTACATCTTTTTCAAGTGCTCCATCTGTAAGCAATTGTTCAAGTCTTCTGACTCTATCTCTTAAATCATCTCTATACATATTTTGATCTGTTCTATCTTCCCGTTCTAAATCAGTTTTTAACTTTATTCTTTTTTCATAAAATTTCCATGCTCCGGCAGAGAACAGAACAGTCATCATTGTGACTAATACAGTTGTTAAATTATCATAAGATGTCATTGCTACTTTGTTTTTGTTGTCTATAATATTTTGATGTCATTGCTGTTAGGTTTAAAAAAGATATAATTGATGGTAAAAACCATAACCAATGAGAAGGATTGTCCATTGCACCTCTAAATGCAAATGCTAAAATTATAAAAATGGAGAAGATAAATGATCCGTAAGATAAAGTTTTTCTTACTTTAATTGAATGAGAACAAGTTGCTTTGATCATAGTTATACCCAATAAGATACTTGGGATTATAATGAATAAGTTACAATAAAATTCAAAGCACCATATGATTGGTAACATGATGAACCATATTATACCAATGATAATTTCCATTGGTTCAGTATCATAATAACTGAAAATATTAAGTATTTTACTTTTCATTATAAATATATATATCTTATATTTGCCAGGTTAGTCCCTTGGCTATACACTTATAATATACAAAAATAATTTTATTAATTAACCTTTTAAACAAAAATTCCTTATGGATAAAATCAACCCTTTAATTTTCAGAAACAGATTTAATATAGAACTTCTACCAACAGAACCTATACTTGGTCTTAAACTTATTAACTGTCAAGTACTATGTGAAGATGATATTTACCGTCTTGTCTCAGGTATAGAGATTGGTTTTATTTTTTTTACAATCAGTTATGCAAATATGCACAATAATTAAACATAAAATATGAAACAAGTATTTGAAAAATATAAAAATATGCAAGTAGTGCATAATAATTATAAAGGTCATGTATGTGGATATAATGATTCTCATATAATTTTAGCTGTAGAAACTAAAAATGATCAAAAGTTTTCTAGAAAATTACAATCTCCTATAATTATGGAAGAATATAAAGATGTAAAATATAGATACATTTTTGAAGATGAACGTGAATTAATTAAACAATCTAAGAATGAAAGCAATAAAAATAGATGAAGCTCTCTTAACTCTTGGGGATATCTCAGATAGAACAAGTATATCAAAAAAAGTATTACTTTGTATAATAAGAAAATTAAAAATTCCTAGACAAAGAACTCCTGGTATGAAGGGTTATACATTTACTAATGAACAATTTAAAGTAATATGTTCTGATGATTATGTATTTGAAAAAATGTATAATTATAGATTACGTGATTATGATAGACCACCTGTAGTAATAACTTATCATTATTATCATTCTAAAATGAATATCTAAAAATCAACCTATAGGTTTATTTAATGTATGAAATATAATACTTAATGATTAATTTTTCATACATTTGTAAAAAAACACATGGAAGATAATTTAATTTATGGTATTGTTGACCCTACTGATAATACATGTATGTATGTTGGAAAAACAACAGAAGGTATAAAAAGACCTGCAATTCACTTAATCCATTCTCATAATATAAATTTAAGAGAATGGGTTTGTGAATTACGTAATAATAATCTTGTACCAAATATTATTATTTTAGAAAAAGGATTGACTTTAGATAATATTGATGCTAGAGAACTTTTTTGGATTAATAAATATAAGAAACTAAATGTTAATCTATTCAATAAACAACTTTTACAAAAACCAAATGAATGTATTGAATATTCTACTGAAGATTTACAATATTTAAATAAAATGTTAAATGATTTAAATTCAATAATAAAATCAGTTAGATATAAATTTAATATAACACAACAAGAGCTAGCTAATCTTTGTGAAGTTAGTAGAAGCACAATATCAGAAGCAGAAAAAAATAATAAAATAAATAGTGAGCTATTAATAAAAATAATAAATGTAAAAAGAGAATATATGCCTGCGGATAGAGCACCTGGAGGATGGGATAGTTGGTTAACAGTATCTCCAATTGAAAAAATAGAAACTTATTTTTCAAAAAATATAAGAATAGGAAGAAAGTAATATTATAACAATAAAAAAGCCATCATTTTTAAGGTTTAATGATGGCTTTCTCCTACATTATATGTTTCTACATATAGTATTTTATGTTAGCTATATTGCGTATTACAATATGCAATTGCATATAATTATTTGATGTAGAAATCTTGTGCTTTAATCATGTTATCCCATTTCTGTATAGAATATAAAATAGGAACAACATCTGCCCAGTTTTTGTATACTTTTAATTGACCTTTATTAGGTTTATTTTGATATACATAATCTTTATCAGCATAAAAGTCATCTTTACCTTCTACTATATAAGCCAATGGTGTCATATAACTTAATGATAGTGCTTCACCTAATTCACCTAATGTTCTTGTAGTTGCAATTGGTGATTTCATTATTGAGTAAATTTGTTTTGGACTTTCTGGAAAAACTACTGTAAATAATACCATCTCTTTATATGTTCTATCTCCTTGTAGTCTTACAAGATTTTTTAATCTTTTTGTTAATTCTTCATCATCATCATCACCGGCTAATATACCCGCTAATAATGAATTTAATACAATCACACTTAACATAATACCAAGTTCACCAGTTGTTCTATAAAAACCTCTAAGTTTATCTTCTGCTTTTTGATCTAAATTTCCACCTTCTCCGGTAAAACCATAAGCTTTTTTAAAACTTTCATTATATTTAGCAGGATTAATACTAACATTACCTCTTACCATTTCACCTTTAACATGATTTAAAAATTTAAGCCATGATCTATATCTACCTTCAATCCATCCTAAATTTTGATCAAAATATTCTCTTCTAAATCTAGATCTAATTGCAGGTGCAACCCACTTATGAAACTGTGTTGCTAAATTTCCAAGGGTATGTCCTTGAATAACCATTCTATCTTCTTTAGCATAGTTACCGTGAATTTGTTTATTTACTTCTCTAATTTCATTTCTTAAATCATATCTGAATTGATCACTATATGGTTGTTCAGTTCCATTTTTATTTACAATAGTATCATATCCATCCATCAATTCATTTTTATGTGTTTCTGCATTATATTGAAATGCATCATAAAGAGATAATGTTTCACCAGTTTTGCTATTTTTAATTGTAGCATCCATAAGTATAGCCATACCAACTTTAGTTTGTACATTATATTCAGCAGCATCTTGTATTATATAACCCCATTCTTTAAACCTTGACCAAATAGATTTGCTATCAAACTCAGAAGTATTTTCACGTATATCTGTTGCTTTATCCATCATTCTGAACATATCTACAAATGCTTCATATTTAGAGTTAGCTTTATTTGCATCATAATCAGATTTTTTTAATCCAGCTTTTCCTAATGTAGCAATATCAGCAATATCAGTTAAGGCTGCACTTGTTCTATTTAATAATCCAGGAATACCTTGGACATTGTATTCTTTAGATGCTCTTAGATAATTTTGTTTACTAAAGTATCTGCTACCCAACATCTCAATACCATTGTTGATTCTACCCATAACGTAGTTATTAAGGTTACCAAATGGATTAAATGCTACATAAGATAATGAAGATAAACCAATAAGTTCATCAGCAATTTTATCAATCATTCCTTTTGTTGCAAGCTCATTATCATAATAAATCATTGACATATATTTCTTAGCTCTTCTTAAAGCATTAGAATCTGTACCTTTAATTGTACCTACTTTTTTAAATTTATTGTCAATTTTAGTACCTAAACTTACTGCAGGATCAGCTGGTGTATAAGTTCTATTCTCAATAACTTTTACCATTGCAGTAAGAGTATCTTCAATTTCACCCATTACTTCATAATGCTCTGCCATTGCACTAAACTTAAGTAAAGCATTAGTCATATCTTTATTAAGTTCACCTAATGAAGGCTGGCTTCTAAGTTGTGCTGCTTTACCATTAAGTAATGCTAATTCTGCTTTGTATGCTTCAGGGCCAATTGTTCCTTGTCTTTTTTTATCTTTTAATGCTGTTATTTCTGTTTCAACATTAGCAAGATCTTCATCTACTCTTAACTTACCTGTATAGAATATAGGTAGTGAATCAACAAAATTACCCTGCTCATCAAGTAAAACATTTTTTTGTGTTGCTGTTTCTTGTGTAAAGTTTTTAACACCTCTAACCATATCAGCATACATTTTAGTAACAACATTTGGTTGGTTCTTTAATGTATCTAAAATATTATTTTTAACAATAGGAACCCGCCCTGCCATTTGATCTTTAATTCCTTGTGGTAATTTGTTTAATAACTCAGTTTCATAATAAGTAATAAACATATTATAGAAATTTCTTTGAGCAATGCTTAATGCATCTGTTTTATTAGGATCCATTAGTTCAGCATACTTTTTACTACGCATATCTTGACCAGACTGTGATATTTCTCTAGCTACTCTGAATTGAACTTTTGGAGAACGTAATACTTGTTCTTTTGATATTGCTCCTGTTGGTTCACCATTAGCTCTTAATGCTTTAGTATATGTACCAAAATTATAATACTTAGCTTCATACACTGCATAGTCTCTATCTGAAATTCTTGGCTTTCTATACCAAGTTCCATATTCTTTATTTTTAGATGGTACCCAAAATTCATATCTATTTCTTACGTTTATAAAATCATCAGTATATCTATGATATTCACCATCAATTCTTTGACCCTCAGCATCTGATCCCTCAGCTTGAAAGAATTTACTAAATGCAGCTTTCTTTTTAGCTAATTCAATATTGTATTTAATATCTTCCGGTTTTGCTTTATCTAAATTGCTTACATCTCTGTATTCATATGGATTACCATTATCATCATATAGTTCACTTCTTAATGATTGTTGCATTGAATAATATTGTTGACCAATTTTTTGGGTGTAGAACCCTGTAAACTGACCATCTTTATCATACTCTAACATAAAATCATAAAGACTTTGCAAATCTTTATTTCCTGAAAGTTTTAATAACTCATTACCTGCGTTTCTAATTACAAATTCTCTTTCTTCAATTTTATCTAAAAGTTTTTGTTTTTGACTCTTATATATTTTATCCATTACGGCAAGTATAGGATCTTTTTGAGTAGCCATATCTTGTACATTTAATGCATCCATTGCAATATCTGGAGCTATAACTAAAAGATCATCTAGCATATCTTCTGTAAATGCACTACCCTTACCACCCCAATCATTAGTTGATCTAGTTCTAATAGTTTCTTTTACATAATTAATAATAGCATCATTAATCAAACCTTCTTTACCATTAGTACCTAAAAGTTTATTTTGTTCAAGTTGCATTTGAAGAACCAGTGTTCTTTGTGTGGCATTAAGTTCCTTAGAATCTTTAATTGAATATAAAGCTTCAAATGTACTTAGGAATCTATTAAAGTTTAAAGCATATGTAATATACTCAGGTTTGTTTACATTAGCAGGATCTTCAACATATGCTGTAAATTTTTGCATTTGATTTAAAGAAGCTCTCAATAAATTAGTATAAGTTTGAGATCTAGCTATTGGTCCTGTATTAATATTACTAGCAATGTATGCTAATGTACTTGCAATATCATCACGTGTTTGTTCTTTAGTTTTATCTCTATAAACATTAGTCTTAAGTCTATCTAAAGCTTTATCTTGCTCTACTAAAGCCATACTATAGTTTTGCAATGCATCAAAAATAGTATTATATTCAGGATACTGTTGAGCATCAATTGTATCAGCAATTTTTTCTAATGCATCTATATCTTGATCACCACGGTAGATAGCATCTTCTGCATTACCAATTGCTCTATCAAGGCTTTCTTTTTCTGTATTATTCATTACAGATGGGACAAGCATATCAACGTATAATAAGTTTTCAGATAGTGGATGTTCAACTCTACCATCTAATTTAAAGTTACCATTAAATACTTGTTCTTTTCCTACACCAGTTATATCTACTTGTATATGAAATGTAATAGCACCACCATCACCTTCATAAACAGTGTAACCCATGTTTTCAAACATACGTCTGTAAAGATTTACTTGAAGATTATGTTGGGCTATGGTTGATAGTTTGTCAACTCCATATAATTTTTTAAGATCACTACCAAGATATATTTTTGGTGAGCCATCTGCATTTAAAATAGGATTTCCTTTTGCATCTAAAGCGGGCATATCCTCTTTTAATTCATATTCTTTTATTTCATACTTAGTACCTTGAGTTCTACCGGGTATTTTATTTTTTACTGCATCAACAAAAGTTCTATCATAAATAGAATTTTTACTTGTTTTTAAATCTACAATTCTAATTTTACCATTCTTATCTATAACAACTAAGTCAGCTGTACCAGCAAGTTTTGTTGCTTCATCAAATACAACTACTTGAGAAATACCAATAGCACCTTGTGGAATTAACTGTGTAAGTTGTTCTTCCAACATATTAAACATTTTTGTAGCCAGTGCTTCATCTAAAACTTTCATACTAGGGAATGCTTCTTCAAATGATTGCTCTGATATTATTGCATCTAATAAAGCATCTACGTCATTACCAATGGCTAGATTAAGTTGTACATCTTCTTCATTAGCAAGTTGGCCTTTAATTGCTGTAGTAACTGATTTATAGATTTCACGGTTAGTAATATCTACATAGGTATGATCTTCTTTATTAAGGACCACAATTGTATTTGCAGAAGCTGTGTCACTTAAGTTTGCAGATAATGAATCTATTTCTTCTTTTGAACTAATAGCAACATGAAATAACTTTTTGATTATTTCTTGTTGAATACTATTGGATTTATCTAAAGCTTTGTTTACTATCTTTTGTTTTTCAGGAGATAGTGAATATCTTACTTTACCATTTGCTCTACTCTCAAGTTTAAAACGTATACCCTCAGTATTTAAAAGTTTAGCAATATCACTAAATGTAGTTTTATTATTAATGTCTTTTACAGATAAAGGTTTACCTGTAATATATTCATTCAAGTTATTAATAACATTTACAAACCAGTCCAGTGCTTCTTTAATCTTATCTAAGAATCTTTTGGTTGGTGTAGTTTCATATTCTTTATTGAAGTGTCTAGACAATGCTTGAGTTACTATTTCAAGATCTCTTTCTAATGAGCTAAAGTTTCTGTTATCATTGTAAGCTTCTGTAATAGATTGAACCATTTCAGGAAAATTACTTTTAGCTTCTGATAATAAACTATTAAACAATTCAGGATTATCTACTTTGATTGCATCAATAAAAGGATGTAGCATTTCTTCAATAGCAGTCTCATCTGTTACTCTTCCTTTAACTAAGTATGCAACCCCATCAACATAAAATGAATTAACTTCTTTAAAGTTGACTTTACTTTTTTGCCATTTAGGTAATGAATTATAAAGAGCTTCTGCATTAGCAACACTAAGCATTTTAACTTGTATTTGTGGAAACATTCTTTTTAAATGCATAACAACAGCTCTAGATCTTGGTGTATTCCATGATCTAGATAATGGTAATATATCTTTAGGAGTAAATACATTTTGATTTACTTCTACTCTATATGTGTTTTTAGTTGGTATAAGTGATACAGCATCTAAAGGAATATTGTTTATTCTTAAATATTGAATAATTTTATTATAGTTACTTTGTACAACTGCAGGATCAGCAACTCTATTAGCATAAAATACATTTGGATCAGAGACATTGATTAAGTTTAATCCAAACTCATTATGGATTAACTTTTCTTCTCTTAAATTATTTAATAAACTCTCAGCAAAACTTTTTTGTTTTAATGCAAAAGCAACCTTATTATATTTAGCAAATTGTTGTGCCTCAACTACAGTTGGAAAAACATCTGTATTGTTTGCATCTTGCCAACTATTAATAATATTATTTGTTGCAATTTCACTTTTATAAACTTCTTGTAAAGCCTTATATTCTGCTGTATTTTTATTAGGACATCTTGCCATAGCTTATTATAAATTACATTGTTTTATTTGTTCAACAAATTCTTCTTGACTTGTATAGATACCTTTGTTGTACATATCTATAAGATCTTCCAAAGATAACACATTATTGTTTATTCTCAAGTTTTCTTTAGCTTGTGTATTTTTTTGAATATTAGCATCCCAGAAATTCTCAATTGCAGAATAATCACTTTCCATTTCAGCCGCAAACTCATCATACAATTCTCTTTCAAGATCACTCATTGAATCAACTAATGTTGTTGCTACATCTTCGTTAACCACTGGTTGAGCTACTGATAAATAAGCATCATTAAGTGATTCAATAAACCAATTTTGACCACCTGTTTCCCAAACACTATTTTGTTTAGTAGGTTGGTGAGTAGAAGAAAGTATCCAAGCAGAACCTCCTTGATTAGTTATTTCTGAAACTAATCTTGGATGCTGTTCTAATTTAGCTTTTATCAATTCTACCATTAATTTATAATTATTACTATTTTCTTTAGTAGGTTTTGTTTTAGCTTCAGAATTATCTTTTAATTTTTGATAAGCTTGTTCAACATCTTTAAACTCATTATCTTCTGCTTCTCCTTCTTTATTTAACCATTGATAATAAACTGGATAAGATTCTTTAAGATTACCTTTAGATTTAGCCAACTCCGTAGGATTAGTAAGGGCAGCCGCAAGACCTTTAGCATTAGAAGATATTTCTACACCTTTAGGTTGAGTAGATTGTTTTGGTTCAGCCTGAAGCATTGCTTCTAATGCACTAATATTAGCAATATTGTTACCATTGATATTAACACCAAATTCTGTTGCATCAATTGCTACATCTTCATCTTGTAATGCTGCAGTTTGAACTCCTTGTGCAAAAGACATTTCATCAAATTGAATATCATCAATAAATGAATCTTGCCCAGCTCCTAAGTTTTTAGTCTTAATTGATTGTCTTACTTCTTTATATGTAGGTCTTTCACCAAACATAAATCCAATTGGAGTTTGTTGATTAGATCCTTTTGTTTCTATTTCTTCATATACTTTTGTTGTTGACTCATCTTGAGTTGTAGACATATATGTTTTGTAAGTAACAAATCCTGTAGCAATATCTTCAAGTTTTAATCTTACAAAATCTTTAGGAGATGTACCATACATATCTTCCCACTTAATTGTAATCTTATTTTCTTTAATGCTTATACCTTTAGGCAATGCTCCTATTTCACTTCTATTAATAGTGTATAACAAAGGACCATTAATATTTGATTGTAAATAATTATTAACAAAATCAGATTCTAATTCTGTTCTATTTAAACCAAATACTTTTTTAATATTTATATTATCATCAGTTCTTAATGCTTTATTAGCAGTTTCAATTTGACTTAAATATGAGTCCATGGTAAATGGACTAATAGCTTCTAATAAAGATGCATAACCAAGTTGTAAACCATCTTTAACCATTATGTAATTGATTATAGATAAAGCATCATCTTTTGTTTCTAATGAACCATATAGTTTAGCAAATGAATTTTGCAAATCAACTTTTTGACCACCATTCAAACTTCTAAATGTATTAGCATTAAGCAAGTTCAAACCAGTTTGATTTTTTGCATCTGTTGCTTTTTCACTTATTGCAAAATTATCTAAGAAGAAATTGTTTTGACCTGCTTCTGTTGTACGCATTCTATCAACTACATCATTAATTGATTCATATCCGCCACCAGGGTAAACTAAATTATTATTTAATGTTGCTACAGATTGAGGATCATTATTTAATTTATTTTGCTCATATGCTTTTATAGTTAAATATGATAATAAGTCTCTAGAAATTTTTGCTTTAGTTTCTTCAGTAAATTCAATTGAATCAGAGTTTACATTATCTAATACTTTAGTTAATATAGCTTGAAAGTTTTCACTTGCTGATAAGAATGTAGCTGGCAATAAATCATTTCTAATTTGATTGAATATTTCAAGATATTTTGATTGCCATGTTTTGCTTTTATATATTAGATTTAAATCCATCATAGCATCTTTATCAAACAACTTATCTATTTGTTCAGCTTTCTCATTTACTGATGCAATATCTTTACCTAAACCATTTGTTAAACCGGCCACAGCAGACATATTACTTGTAAAGTCTTTAACTTGTACAGCGTTTGAAAATAAATTTAATATTGCAATCTTTTCATTATTAGTTACTTCTTCAGGATTATTAAATGCATCTATTAAAAGATTGTCATTAACCTTAACAGCTTCTATAGATTTAGCATCACCTAATTTTACCGCCTTTCTTTTTTCAGTTAAATCAACTAATATACTATTCAGAATACTATTAACTCCAGGATCTAATTTATCTTTCTTATTTAGTGCTTGAGAATATATATCTTGTATCATTGGATTGTTAATCAACAATAAAGATGTTTTAATAGGAACACCTAAAGCAGTTAGGTTACCCACAACTCCAAGAGCATGTTTATTTAAACCAAGTTTAGCAACAAGACGTTCTTTAGCATTATCTGTAGCCATTGTAATCAATGCTGAGATAATATCTTGTTTACGTAATCCTTCTAAACCATTTGCAAGTTGTTCTCTAGTTACTCCAAAGTCATCATAAGTAATTCCATTAACACTAATCTTGGGCCCTTTATCATTTATTGTAATACCATACTCAGTTAATAAACTCAAGTATACGTTAGGTAATACAATTGCACCAATAGCAGCACCTTTGTTATTTGTAAATGCTTTGATCTTACCAATAATATTATTAATGTCAATGTTATCTTCTCTTGAACGTTCAAGTAATCCTGGTAATACTTCTTCTAATTCTGCTAATGAATCTTGTAATATCTGTAAGCTAGCAGCTGTATATGAAATTGGTGTCTCATTTTCATTTGTTGTTTCTGTTACACCAGTATTACCCATCAATGCATACTTATAATCTAGAATAGCATTGTTCATTGGAGCTTCATATGGCTCACGGAAATTCTTTTTATAATCTAAGTACTGTTGTTTAGTAATAGGTAATCCTAAAATTTGTAAAGCTTTCATGCCATTTTCTGACAGTCCTGCATCTGAAGCTATCTCTTGTTCAATATCTGTAACAGAATTTGCAATACTTGATGCTTGAAGATTATTTTTATATAACTCCAATGCTTCAGCATATGTTGTTCCCGGCTGATTTACTTTTTCAGATACATATTTTAAGTAGTCTGTATACTTACCATTATCTGTAGTTTGTTTACCATACTCATAGAATTGTCCTTTCTCTTCATAGAACTCTTTAATCTGCATGTAAACTTTATCAATATCAAAATCCGCTCCTGATATTTCAATAAGTTCTTGAGCAAACATTGCAGATGAACCATAGAATCCAGGTAAGAAGTCAACATGTTTAACATTTATTGTTGAGTGATTATCTTGAGATGGAATACGTACAGCAAACATTTTTGATAATACATCTGGAAATTTACCATTAGTATTTTCAACTAAATCCATTATAGATTTAAAGTGAGCAGGCATAAGCATCTCAGTATATCTTTCACCTGTAAACTTACCATCCTTATCATATTCTTTTACACCAGATCTTAAACGGTCAAGTATAACTACACCTTCTTTATTATCTTTAAGTGTAACAGATAATGTATCATACTCACCTAGTTGAGGTTTGTTAGCTAAACTATTCCAAACATTCTCTCTAATAATTTCAGATCTATCTGGTACACCATTTTCATCTACACTAAATACTCTTCTATAAACTTTCACACCAAAATCAGATACTAAAGCTACAGCATGGCCTGGTGCTTTTTCAGCAAGTGCGCCTTTACTCAAATAACTTAAGAACAATTGCTCAAATTTATTTAAAGTAATAGGATTATTTAAATCATATTTTTGTTCTCCATCTTGGGTTGAAAAGAACTCTAACAAGTTACTACTTGCTTGAGATGCTTTAAGACCTGCAGTTGCATATCTTAAGAATGCTGTCAAGTTAGGAGTTATCTTATTGTTTTGTTTTGAGATTGCAAGTTCTTGCATTCCTTTTTCAAAACTAAAAATTAAGTTTCTTTTGTTCTTATATTTTAATTCAACTTTAGCTGAAGTAGCAAGATTGTATGCAGTTCTAATTTGACCAACAGTCATTCCTAAAGCTTCTACATATACACTATCTTTTTGTTCAGAAGTAACAATATTCTTTACTTGTGTTGGATCAATAACTTCTGTCTTATTTGAAGGTGTTAATACCTGAAGCCCCATGTATTTTGCACTCAAAGTTGTATGTCCATTTGTAAATGAATTAGTATTACCCAAATCACTTAGTGGATTTACACGTTGCTTTAACATTTTAAGTGCACTTAATGGTGCTGCTATACTAATTGTATCTTTAGTTTTCTCAATAGCTTCAAGCTTAACTCTTAAGTTATGTAAATCAACTCTATTTTCTTTAGGTACAAAAGTTACATTTCCATTCTCATCTACTACTTTATTAGATGTAAGCTGTGGAGTCAATACAAAGGCAGACATCTTGATGAATGTTTTACCATCACCGTATACTAACTTTTTAGAGTTAAGCATACTTCCCATATCAACATAACCATCTTGACCAAATAACTCTTCAGAAGAAATATCTTCACCAGTTTCAATTTTATCAATAAGTTTTGCTTGAGCGGGAGTAAGTTTACCAAATCCAAACCACATGTATCTAAATGCTTTTGTAGTCATCCACATTTGAGCATCGGATCTATCAATGTTATTTCCTGTTAAAGCAGATACACCTGTTGGTTCCTCTAAAGAAACTAAACTGATATCATCAACAGTATGCATTACACCCAACTCTTTTGCAGATATAGAAGTATAAGCACTATAATATGCAGCATTCTGCATCTTAGCTCTTTTAACGGCATCAACTCCATCTTTTAATGTAATAGCTTGGTCACCTAAAAGAACATCATTTATAGATGCTGTATTGATCCAGTCATTAAAGAATATTTGTTTTAAGTTATATTCTTTATCATAAGTAAGATTAAGCAATTCAGCTGACTCAATTAAATTTTGATTTGCTTTTGTTGTAGCTGCTAAACCTTCTGTTATACTTTTACCTAATTGGTCTTCAATTTGTAATTCAGCTAAACCTTCAGAAAATTTAGTGTATTGACTTTCTAACTGTGTATTAACAACAGATCTAAAAGTCTTATCAGTTACATTTAATTCTTTTAAAGCTTCTTTTAATGTAGGGGCATCTTCACGTTTTGCAATTTCTTCTAAAGAAATTTTTAATTCAGGAGTAAGTAATAAACCAGAATTTATTAATTGAAATGCTCTACCTTTTTCATTATTATTATATCCAAGTTGAACTTCTTCAGTTTTAGTTAAAGGGTTTGACTCTCTTCTAATTCTATCATATTCACTTTCAATTCTATTTATAAACGCATCTGTTATTTCATCAGTTAAAACAACTTTGCCACCACCCGGTTTTTCAAACTTAACAGCTTTAACTACAGGTAAGTACATTAAGTCTCCAGTATTAGATGCTTCTAAAACTCTGATAAGTATTGGGGCTAATGCAGCTTTTACATTTTTATTTAATACATCATCAAAGTATTCAACTGTATCTACTTTATTACTTTTAGTATTTAATAAAGCAGTATATGTATTAAGTATACTTAATGCAAATTCTTGCGGTGTATAATTACCATAAGATGATTTATTAGATACACCTGATATCTTATCATTAAGTTCTTCTTCAGTACTATTAATTTTACCAACACTACTTCCTGCAATTCTTAATACTCTTTGTCTATTTTCTGCAGACATTTGTATAAATGCCTCACTATTCAATAAGAAGTTGTTAGCCAAGTATGGATCAGATTCTTTAAGACGTTCTAATTCTGCTACATCATTTAGCTCTTGTATTCTTTTTAAATGGAATGTAGGTAATTGATGAGCATATACTAAGTTACCTTCAGGGTTTTTAAATACAGACGCTCCAATTGTTTCATCAAATGGTGCATTTTGAATTGCTAATGTTCTAAGTCTAGAACTAGCTCCTGTTTCTCCTTCACTAAAGATGTCATTACCCTGTTGAATTAATTTATTTATTTCAAGGATATCACTATAGCTTATTGGCGTTTGTTCAGAATTAGCATTTACTAATGCTGCCTGTGCAACTGTAGGATTATTTCTTGATGATGCAATACTAAATGCAATAAACTGCTTACTTAATTTAATACCAGTAAGTCTAAAAATATCTTGTGAATACTTAGAAGATAATTCAGATAATTTTGGACCAGTAAGTTTTGTATCACTAGGTTTTAAATAACTTGCAAAATCTTCTAATGTTCTAACAGTTTCATTTTTAACTTTTACATCAGATTTAATTTTCTTTTCAGCTTGTCCCCAAGCTTGAGACCATGATTCTAATTGTGAATTAATATCATCTCTTTGTGCTGCAGAATAAATTAATACTGCTCCAGCATTATCTCTTTGTACAAATAAATAATCTACTCTAAATGTTGTAAATCCTTTTACAACAGATGTAAATAAAGCACTATTTTTAATCTCAGTAGGTAATGGACCTGCCTCTAACAATGTTTCTACAGATATACCAAAGTCTTGTAATAATCTTGTAACAACTGCTCCAGTCTGAGGATTATCTAATCCAAAGAAGTACATGTTCTGCAACATCTTTTTAGAATCATCAACATTTTTAACAGCTTTTAATAATCCATTATAAGCAGATGTAAAGTTGATAGGAACAATTAGTTTTACTCCTGGCTTTAATTCTTTGTTACCAAAATAATCTGTTTCTTCTATAGTTGTTGTAGCTAAGTAACTTCTCAATCCTTCAGATAAAGAACCAAAACCACCAATCATAGAAGCATCCATACTGTACTGTTCTACATTTCTTAAACCAACTTCTTCTTCAAAATATTCATTATTATATTCTTCTTCTTGAGTTTGTTTAGTAATAATGTTTAATACTTTATATACTTCAGATTTTAATTCATCAGAGAAATTATAAAACACCTCACTAATCTGAGGTAAGAATTTCTTTTGTTCATCAGAAAGTTTTTGATTTGCTTCAGTTTCTTCATCATATAAAGCAGCAAAATCATTTATAACATTATCAAGTATGTCCCCGCGTTTAACATTTGGGTCTCTTACTTTTGAAATTTCTTGTATGTACATAGCAGCTATACTTGAAACCAAAGGTTCAGCAATAGCACTATCTAAGAAATAGTATCCAACTTTGTTGTTAGCATTTTGTTCTGTATCATATGGCAGTAATGCATTAGCTTCTAATGTTACACCAGTCATTAAACTGGTAACAAATTGATTTTGACTTACTCCCGCGTTTTTAAACTTACCTGCATCAATGTTTTCATATAAAGTAAGTAATTGATTTTTAGTAAAGGATTTAAACACAGATTGTATCCACTCAATAATTCTAGTGAATAAAGACTTAACAGAAGAATCTGTTTGAGTTGATTTTGCATTTGCTTTAAATTTTTCAAATTCATCAGCCAAGTATTCTTCATAATATTCTTGTTCTAATCTTTCACGGCTCATGTCAGAGTAAGTGTTAGCTGAATTTCTGAATCTTTCTAATTCAGCTTCAAAGCTTTTACCTTCTGCTCTTAACTTAGCTCTTACTTCTTTTCTAGCAATTGCTAAATATTTTTTAATTTCTGCATCAGTTAATAGCATTCTGAATACACCATGGAATGCTTCATGATATTTAAATGGAGATTTTGCTCCGGTAAATAATGTTCCATCAACAGTTAATCCTCCACCAATACCATTAAGACTTAATACAAATGCACCAACACGTACACCTCCTGCTTTAAGATTATCACCTAATGTTTCAATATCTTCTATTGAAATAAAATCAGGTAAAGTTATTGCAGCCCATGCTGTAAATGCATCAATGTCTTCAACATCCTCAGTAACTGTATTTAAATCAATAATTTTATTAGCTTCACTTTCTAATTTCTTTCTTTCAGCTAAAAGATCAGCATACTCTTGACTATCTTTTACAGCTTTAATTTTAGCTGCTCCAACTAATCCTTCAGTAAGTTGTGCTTTAAGTAATTCAAGTTGTTGTTTAACGGCTTCTAATTTATTTAATCTAACACCATTTCTTGTTAAGCTGGCATCATCTATAATGATATCTTCAGGATTAATATTATCT